GGACCGGTGTCATTGTTTCCATGGGCGAAGTCGATGAAGATTTCAAGTTCGGGCCTGGTGACAGAGTAATGCTCGTCAAAGGTGGAGACTGCATTGAAATTGGCGGAAAGAAAATGTATGCTTTTGCGCCTGAGAAAATTATATGCAAGATTGTCGAAAAATGAACCTTGACAAATGCAAATTTGAATTGGTCGGCGATGTTGTGTTGTGCAAGCCGCTTGAACAGAAAAAGAAACAGCATGAGTTTTCATTCGAAGCACCTGCTGAAGAAATTCAGCTTTATGAGATAGTCGATTTGCATTTTGCGACGAAAGATGCTTGGGAGAATTTCGAATTCAAAATCGGCGATGTCGTAGTTGCTTCTACTAATATCGTTCCTGTCGAGATCGGCGGAGAAAAAGTTTGCGTTTACCATCCGGTAAGCATAGTAGCTAAAATAAAGGATTAAGATGAAAACAGTTTTGAAATTTACAGTTTGCAGAAACCGGAATGTCCGGGCTCCGGAGTACGGAACACCAGGTTCTGCAGGAATAGATTTTTTTGTTCCGGAAAATCTTCAGGCCGAAGACTTGGGATTCAGCCCGAGTTTGAACGCGAATAACAACGTATTTGTTTTCGGTAAAGATTTTATTGAGCGTATTTTTATACCACCGCACGTCGGAGTGCTTATTCCAAGCGGCATCAAGACGAGGATTCCTGCAGGACATGCTTTGATATTCGTGAACAAGTCTGGAATTGCTGTCAAGAAAGGATTGAGTATCGGAGCTTGCCTTATTGATGAAGATTACACTGGCGAAATCCATATCCATTTGTACAATACTGGAAATTCCAACATAGAATTGAAAGCAGGTGACAAGATAGCACAAGCTGTGTTGCTGCCAGTTTCTCATTGCGAGCTTGAGAAGATCGAGACTGAAGAAGAACTATATGCAGGATTTGAATCAGAACGTTCAACAGGCGGCTTTGGAAGTACCGGAACGACTGCTGAAAATACTGGGAATGTATAATGTTTTATCATGGCAGGAAAAATTATCATTCTTGAAGGCATTGACAGGACTGGAAAGTCTACGTTCGCGAAATGGCTGCATGACTACAAAGGTTTCGAAAGTTGCCATTTCGGAAAACCAAATGGAGATGCGTTTGTCAATTATGCAGATTTCTTTTTCAACACTATAGAACCAGATATAGACAAGAAAGATTTCGTTGTCGACAGATTCATGTACGGTGAATTTGTCTGGGCTCCTATATTCCGGAGACCGACAAAGATGGATTACCAAAAGTTGAAGTTCCTTGAAACGTATTTTGCGAAATACGATACAAGACTTGTCATAGCAGAAACTCCGCTTGAAGAAAACTGGCGGTTGATCAAAGAAGAAAACGAAGGTGTCATAACGTCGAAAGAAATGGCTGTCGGGATCAGGGAACATTTCAGGGCGCTGGCTGCAAGCTCTAATTTGACAACAGCGATGTTCGATTACACGGCAATGAGAACAGACAAATTTTTTGATCAAATTTACCCAGAAATTAACAATATTACTGAGAAAAATGCATAGCGGTATAATCACGCTATGGCTAAAACAAACACAAATCTGAATACTTTATTAAATGTTATTGATTTGTCAGATGTTCCGGAAGAACTCTGGCGGAATTATATTGGTCCTGGTTACAGGAATTGTTGTTATACAGTAGACAACAATAGGACTGGGAAGATCATTTTGTTCGGGTATGACACTGAAGGAAATCCTCAGACATTTACGATGCCGAACAAGAGTTCTGTCAAGTACAGGGTCAAGTATGAAACCGACGAACGAGACATCTACGGCAATTGTGTAGAAACTAAATGGTTCCGGAATGTTTTCGACCGCAAGAAATATCTTGAAGAATTGACTGGCATCCATGTAGTCGAGGCAATGCGTCCTGAATCTGAATGCCTTCATATGCTGTTCGACAAAGATGTTCTCGATCCCAAGTTCAATACGCAGCCTCTCCGTATTTTCTATCTCGATATAGAGACTGAGATTTCAGACACGTTCATGCGTCCGGTAGACGCTTTGAACCGCATCAACATGATAACTGTTTTCGATACGAAGACAGACAGGTTCTATACATGGAGTCTGCAGGAAGCTGAAATCAATTTCAATGAAGAGCCGATGAAAAGCATGGACAAGAAAAAGTTTAGGCTTTTCACGTTCGCGAACAAAGAAGGAGATTTGCTCGACCATTTTCTGACATGGTGGGAAAAGAACTATCCGGACGTTATCTGCGGCTACAACAGCCAGGCATACGATATTCCGTATATCGTCAGGCGCATAGAAAACGTATTTGGCGAAGACGATGCGAAGCGTTTGTCTCCGGTAGGCCGGTACAGGATCAGGGAAGTAAATCACATGAACATGCGTGCGAATGTCGCGGCCGAAATAGAAGTCGATATTTCAGGGATATTCAGCGCAGACGAATTAGTTTTGTATCGCGACAAGTTCAAAGAAAAACCGGCGTTGGACGGCGGATATTCTTTGTCAAACGTAGGCGAAGCTGAAGGTCTAGGCAAGAAGGTTGTTTATTCAGGAACGCTGAAAGACTTGTATGAAAAGGATTATCAGAAGTTCTATGAATACAACGTCCGAGATGTAGATTTGCTGAAACGCATAGAAGAAAAATGTAAGTTGATTCCGAGAGCAAGGCGTGTTTCCGGATTCGGGCTTACGAACTATGACGCGATCTATACGTCTATTTCTTATTTGATCGGGTCTCTGGCGTCGTTCGCCAAGACATACAACGGTACGATTTTCCAGTCTTACTTGAATGTCAAGAAAGAAGGACAGTCTTACGAAGGCGCATACGTTTTCGAACCGGTGCAAGGCATTTACAGAGACGGTATTTTCATTGTTGACTACAATTCACTTTATCCGAGCACGATCAGGGCGCTGAATCTTTCTCCAGAAACTTATGTTGGCAGGATCGAACCATGTGAACCGCCTCCGGCTGTTCTTGATTCTTCTGCCGGAGTTGGTGGTTGGATGGCGACTGATCCTATCAATCTTGGAGATTATCCGGATGATGCCGAGTTTTATCTCAGACCCGCTACTGGAAGCAAGCGTACTGTATTGACGAAAGCCCAGTTGATTAAACTTTGTGAAACAAAGTGTATTTTCACGAAGAACAACACGTTGTTCCTCAAGCACAGCGTGAAGCAAGGTATCGTTTCGGCCTGGTGCAAGCATTTCTATGCTCTCCGCAAAGATTTCCAGAAGCAATGGAAAGAATTGAACAGGAAGCTGTATGACAACGAAATTAAAGGCAAGGCCGAAAAGAAGCAGGCGTTGATCGACATAGAAAATCTCTACGGCATGCAGTTGGCGCTAAAGATCATGTTGAACAGCGTATATGGCATCATGGGTACAGCGCATTCTCCGATCGGTAATGTCGACCTGGCGCAGACGATCACGAGGAACGGCAAGTTCTGCAATATTTCTGCAGCCAAGCACGTCAAGAATATTTTCATGGAAAGATATGGAGTCGGGAAAGATTATGTGTCGACAATTTCTGGAGATACTGATTCGCAGTTCATAAACGGCGCATGCATCAGGCAGTGGTTTACCGAGCAGAAGGGATTTCCGGAAAAGATGAAAGACTGGTCTGACGAACAGAAGCTCGAATTGTGGAATTTCGTCAACGACTTTGTCGAGAACGAGCTCAATCCGTATGTGCAGAATTTGCTGGCAAAAGAATGTTATACGGAATATCCTGAAGTTCTGAGGTATTCTCTTGAATATATTGGCGACTCCGGGATATTCGAAATGAAGAAACATTACGGAATCCACAAGATTGTTTCTGAAGGACCTGAACTTGTCGACAGCATCAAATATGTCGGAATCGAGTTGAAGAAAGCTACTGTCCCAGTGGCAGTCAAGGCATTCTTGAAAGACATATATGAAAACACGATATGCAATGAATGGACGTCGGCAGATTTTGCGAAATATCTTGTTGATTGCTATGACAGGTTCACGAAACTGTCTATCAACGATATTGCGATCTGGAAAGGTTGGGCTTCAGATAAAATTGAGTCTACTGGTTTCTTGGCCGGCGGAAAGGGGATGACAGGTATTTCGAAAGCATGTCATTTCTACAACGAGATGATCGACCATCTGAAACTCGGCAAGAAATATGACTCTATCAAGATCGGGGACAAAGTGAGATTCGTTTATCTCTGTCCGAGTACCCAGTACAGGATAGAATGCATGGCGTTTCCGGATGAAGCTTGGCCGAAAGAGTTCGATGAACTGTTTGCCGTAGATTATCCGAAGATGTTCCAGAAATTAATAATCCAGCCGCTTGAAGCGTTTTTCAAGGCTACGAAGTTCGAGAAAACAGACCCGCGCGAAAAATCGTTGTTTGATTTGGATAATCTGTGATATATTGAAACTTGCAACACTTGACTATAAACTGTCTCAAAAGCTGGAAATAGTCAAGTGTTGTAAATATTTTGCATGTTCAAAAATGATGACATAGATGAATCGAAAATAGATCCTTCATTGTTGTATTTCCATGGATCGAACAACGGGAAAATAACAAAATTTCGGCCGCCGTCTCCAGAACGACCTCTTTTTGTCACGGCCGACATTGATTATGCCAATGCATATTTGGATGCAGTATCAGTAAACGGTAGATCGAAGTTCAATGAAGACAAAGACCCAGGCAAAGTATACATGATGTCTTTGAATCCCGATAAGATCAATTTGTTCAACGCAACAAAACAGTCAGATATTGACAAGCTTGAAGGAGTATGGCCAAAGTATATCATTGATTCTATTTCAAAGAAAGAGTGGTCTATTTGGTCGATATTTAAATGGATAGTTCCGTTTTTGCACAAATATTATTGTGATTTTGACAAAGATCCAAGAAAATTGAAAG